ATGTTTCCAATAGTAGCAATCGGTTCCATTTTAAGTCCGTTGACGAATGACACCCGTATATTTTACGGGATTGAAGAATTGGGAATAAAATACTTACCATTCCCACAAAGCATCTACGGTGGTTTTTGGGAAATAAAACCGGTGGCAAATCACATATGTGAATTTCTCATTGCATCATTTACTAACATCTTTGTCCCATTTTCAAATCACTCCTTGCAGGAACCGATAATCAAATGCGTTGCCGTCGGGCTAGCAGTTCTCGCATGTTGGCTATTTTCGAAGAACATATTAAAAATTCGGTTCGGATTTCTTTTGTCGTTCTTCGGAATGTTCTGTTGTTTAAACCTCGTAATACTTCAGGCTGAATTTTTAGCAATTGTCTTCGCAATGATTTCGTGCGCGCTCTTCGTGGAGGAAAATAATCTTTGGCATTATATCGCCGGTGCACTTTTAATTTGGGTCTTGTTGGTTAAAGGCACAACAGGGTGTTTAATAGTTTCCGCCATATGTGTAGTATTAATTTTCAACAAGCAACGTATAGATTGGATTCGTGGATCGGTGGGTTTCGTATTAACGGGTATCGCTTTTTATGCTACTTCATTGACGATATGGCCCCAAATGATCCCTGACATTCTTATGGCCCCAATTTTAAGTCACGTGGGGGAATATAATTGGTTCGGGCAAATTTATGTAACCACCGTAGCGTATTTAATTTCATTTTCGATCTACATACCCCTTATAGGCATCGGGACTATATATGGAATAATTTGGTTAAAAAACCATATTCATGATCCGCGCGCGAAATGGTTCGTGATTTCGTTTTTGGCTCCATTATGTATAGTTTTTTATCAAAGCGAGAGTTTTGCGTACCAGTACTACGTTTTTCTTCTCCCTGCCACCGTCGGTGTTGTGCTTTATGAAATTGACACTCCGAAAGAAAAGGGAATAACTAAAAAGATTAAACGTGAAAATGTAATAGCAGCAACAATTTTAATTTTGTTTGCAATGTGGTGTATTCTCTATTCACCACAACCAATATGGGGACTTGAACAAAACTATGGGGTTCAGGAGTTGAAGATGAATAATTACTTTAATGAAAACGCAAATGCAATTGAAGTGAAGTTTAATTTATCTAAAGAGAAAACACTTCTGTATCTTGATACAGGATCGGCCCCATATTATTTTTTGACGAACAGTAGTTGCCGCTACGTCGCACCATTAGTTATACAGCGAATGAATCCAAACCGCACGGTTGTAAGTACATTACCAGCATACAATGAGGAATATATGTGCATTATGAACTATTCTAATAGATATATACTAGCAGATGGTCCATTGGGAAAATCCGACGGGTGGTTTGGTGTAGATTCCATTGAAAAGAAAAATATAGTAAAAAAGGTGGATGATGAATACATAGAAGTTTTTTCCGGGGCATGGAGTTTGTACGAGCGTAAAAATGAAAGTGAAACGTCAACCCCCACTTAATTATCGGGATACATTACTTGCTTCATATATTCTTCTTCGCTCCAAATACCCCACTTAAAACCCTCTTCCAGTGTTTTATTTGTATATTGCTTATATTCTTTTTCACGTGAACGTTCTCTAGCATGGCAATTTACACACAGGGGTATTAAATTAAACGGTTTGCCGTCACATCCTTCTTCCTTATCATGATCAATATGATGAACAGAAAGTTTTCTCATCAAATCCCTTTGATCAACCCCGCACATTAAACATTTATAATTAAAAAACTTGCGCACCGCTTCTCTTCGACGTTTGTTAAATTTCGGACAATATGGGAGATATGTTGTCCCACCTCTCCAAGCGGGGCTTCCTTCACCAATACAAGATATGTCTTTACATTTTTTAGAACAATATTTACTAATACCATTCTTTATTTTGTATTGACTTACATAAAATTCTTTTCCGCATTGTTCACAAATAGTTTTAACCTTTCCCCCTCTCCAATTTGGATTGCCTTCGCCTTTATTCATTTTACTAAATCCTTCATTCATACATTCGGGCGAACAATATTTTCCCCATCCCATTCTGTCTTTACTGTAAGTGACAACAAATTCTTTCCCACATGTTTTACATATGTGTATTTTGTTACCCCCTTTCCAATGAATACTTTTTTCACCACGTGTCGATTCGAGAAAACATTCGCGAGAGCAATATTTGCTTAACCCTTTCTTTATTTTGGAAGGATGCGCTTTAAATTCTTTTCCGCAAGTTAAACAAATTCTTGTTACAGCAGTTTCTTTTGCTTTATAATAACATTCTCTTGAACAATATTTTCCTTGTCCGGTGTTTATATTTGATAATATTGTTTCGAATTCTACTCCACATATTTTACAAATACATTTTATCTTACCGCCTTTCCAAGATGGGGCATTTTCTCCTCTTTCTGCGACCCCTCTACACTTTTTAGAACAATATCTTCCCCAACCTTTATTTATTAAACGTTGATATGTATAAAATTCTTTACCACATGTGAGACAAATGCATTTTACCTTCAAAAAACCACTTCTATTTAGGTTCATCCTTTGGAAACTCTTTTTCATCATTCCTAAACAATTTGCGGCACACCGGGCACGTAATCCACCAAGCGCTGCCTTTATATCCCCACGTATGTTTACATCTAGGGCAGATTTTTTGTATCATGCATTAATTGATTAATACTTAATATTATAAATAGTTTTCGGTTGTATATAATTAAAAAAGAATAAATATTATTCTAAAAACCATCGGGATTAAAACTTCCATTAACAATAGGAATTACAACATTCAAATCCGGAGCAAACTCCGTCGTATCATATTTCACAGAAGGATATGATCCGTCCCAATATGCCTTTATAAAAGAATCGAAATCTCCCGAGTTAATAATATTCAGATCGAAAGTTCGATTATAATAAGCCGCCGCAGAAACAACCTCTGTTACGTTAATATTTGATAAGTTCCTAACTATCGTTTGATTTTTCATAAAGATTTCCACATAAGACCCGTCACCCCAAATATTGCAATATCCTGAGCTCCTATTTAAATCCACACAACTATCATTCTTCCACACTCGTGCACTATACCCCGAACCCGGCGGAGAGTAAGTTGGTCGCACCCAGTAGAAATAATCATAACAATACTTCGGGTAATCAGAGATATTTGTCCAATGGCAAACATCTAAATTGTTTGTAGGCACAGGTGTGGAACTAATAGTAAATATCATTGTGGGTTCTATAGACACTGGTTGGGAATCCATGACAACCATAGATGTTGGTATAGGGGTCGGTGTCGGAGTTTCTACTACAGTTGGTTGTACAGAAGTACAACCGGAAAAAATCACAGCAATTATTATTAATGTAATATATAAAAGTTTCTGTGTCATTCTCTATAATCTATTTTTATAGTATTTAAAGGTTTCTACAAATATCCCATTATGCAAAATTATAAATACTATTAATGCGTATCATATTATGTAGAGTTGCGTTGAACAAGGTTACTTCTTGCTTTGGAAAGACATTTTACCCTGTTCAATTAATCTCTCTACATTATATATCGGGTCTGTGGTGTAGCGGCCTATCATGATAAATTTCCGCCGTCGCCTAATCTCCCCAACGGGTTGCATAGATTGCGGTTACTTCGCTTTGGACGAATCGACCCGGGTTCAAATCCCGGCAGACCCATCAGAGAAAAGCAAGAAGAACACCGGTTGCTAATCTCCGGTTATAGTTTTATTTAAGTATGTCAAAACTAAACACGGCAAAAAAGTCTATCGGCGAGAAGATTCTATCTCACCCTGACATTACTCTTAATGAAGAGTATGGTATTGCATTCAAAGCATCAGATGCGAAAACCGATCTTGTGATTCGCACAATTTCTTCGCTTGTATCGGAAAATAGTTTTTATAAATCTGGGTGCGCACTTGATAATGAACTGCTTCAGAGTATTCACAATGTAGCAGAAGTCGATCCCGCGTTCATCTTAAAGCTCGCAAAGTATGCGCGCGAAGATCTCTACCTGCGTACGGCTCCTATTGTTCTGATGGGAGAATTTGCACTTTCCAGAAAGAGCGCAAATGTACCGGGCGCGTATCACGCCATATCCGATACCATTGGACGCGCAGATGAAATAACCGAACTCCTTTCATATGTGATGGAACAAAATAATGCGCGCGGTATCTATAAAGGGAAGGTTCCGATTGTTATCAAGAAAGGAGTAGCAAAAGCATTCAATAAGTTTGATGCTTACAACTTTGCAAAATACTCTGCGAAAGACAAATCAATCTCTTTGCGCGATGCACTTTTCATTACACACCCCCGACCGAAGGATGAAACACAGGAGAACATCTTTGATAAAATTGCAAACAACACTCTTGAACCCGCCGACACGTGGGAAGTCGCCATTAGTAAAAACGGATCGACAAAAGAAGCATGGGAATCTATTTTACCTTCTATGAATTTCATGGCAGTTCTCCGCAACTGTAGGAATTTCTTACAGAAAGATGTAGATATTGATCCCGTTGCAAAAATACTTTCCGACCCGAAACAAATAAGGAAATCGAAGCAGTTCCCTTACAGGTTCCTATCCGCATATAAAGAGATTGAAAACGAACCCGGTTCTACAAAACTTCTTGGTGCACTCTCGGATGCCATTGAAATAAGCGTAGAAAACATTCCGGAGTTTAAAGGCAAAACGTTTGTCACTTGTGATACCAGCGGATCGATGGATCAGAACGTTTCCGAAAAATCAAAAATAACACTCAAGGAAATTGGTTGCTTATTCGGAGCGATGGTTAACAAAAAGTCAACTGATGCCATAACCTCTATCTTTGCAACCGATCACGTTCCTGTTAGTTTGAACCCACGCGACTCCCTGTTCACAAGCATGAAGAAAATGTTTAAAACAAATACCAATGGGTGCGGTACAGAAGCATGGAAAGTAATGGAATACTTAAACAACAAAAAGATATTTGTTGACAGGATTGTTCTGTTTAGTGATATGCAGTGCTACGATACATCTGGATCGCGGAGTATGTGGGGTTACTCAAGAGGAACACGTAGTTTCTACGAAGGAGTAGTTAAATATAGGCAAAACATAAATAAAAACGTATTTGTTTACTCGTTCGATCTTGCTCACTATGGAACTTTGCAGATTCCACAAACTGACAAACGCACCTGTATCGCTGGTGGATTCAGCGATAAAATCTTAAACTTCATACCAATGTTTGAGGAATCAAACAAAGATATGTTGAAGAAAATCGAAGAGATTGAAATTTAAACTTTTTTATTATCACTAATTAGAGATATTTATCACTGATATATCCCTCTATGTATCACTAGATAGTGATAACTCACATCCACCCACCAACTTTCCCAATCTCCGTCAATGTCGGAAGTAATATTCCATCCTTACACCCCACATTCCAAGGACGTGATAAACCATATGCTGCTATACCAGCATTATGTGCTGCAGTCAATGTCATAGGGCAATCATCAATAACCACATCGAAAACGGCCCGGTTAAACATCTTGGTCTTATCGTCCGAACATTCTACCATGTCGTATGGTAGATTATTTTCATTAAGCCACTTTCGTAGTTCCGCGCATTGATGCGGTCTCCTATGTGATACGATAACAACCGCGCGGTCTTTAATCAAATTCTCAAGAAACACACGAGCATCTTCAAATGGTTCATATTCCAATTGGTGAGAATGAACCTCATTAAAATATTCATGTGCTATTTTACTGGTCATATAATATGGGTAAAAATAATCCCATATATTCCATTCTGATACCGGGGGAATGTCCATCCCATCTTTTTTAAACATTTCATATAATGGCGTGGCAAAATCAAAAAGGGTGTTGTCTACATCCACCATCGCACAAAAGTATCTCATTATTTATTCTTCTCCATAAGTTCCTTCTGTCTCTTCACAATATCCACAAAGTTCTGTATACAGACTTCTTCCGGTGCACCGTTGTTGAAGTCGGTGGTTTGTTTGTCCACTAGTTTTTTAAGGATACTGTCATGAATCATTTTCTCACTTCTATTAATCTCCTCACAACATTTATTGGAATATATAGTCCATTCTTGTCGACACATTCTCTTATCGAAGTCATTCCGGTTCACAACCCACGGGAAAGTGCTTATTGAGCAAGTCCCGAAGCATAATAAGTTCGTGCGGATTCATACGTAATGTGGTCTCACAAAATCCATTTTCCGGGTTCGTGAAATCAATATCTGCGTAGCCATCTTGCACGTTCATTTCAATACTTGGAATATAATCGGTCATAATATCATTCTCCTATAATTATATACGTATTCAAACTATAAATAACTTACCCCGCGTTCCCTTTAACCCGGCACTTTCTTTTCAAATGCCCGTTGGTTTATGAAATTGAAATATTCGCTTGTTCATATCACGCGCTTTTATTTGGAAGCGATCCATCTTTCACCCTACAATTGCGGTTATTATCAAAACAACACACGAGCGAACAGGTTATAGTTATTATCTTTTCGTCGTTTACCCATGTTTCCCACCGCAATTCACAGGGGCAAAACGCGGGATCGTGAATAGGTAAGTTCATCATCTAAACCACTCTTTGTGCTTAATTCCATAATGCGCCTGATACCACTCTCCTGCGAATTCAAACTGCCAATATAATGCTTCATATTCCGGATCATACATGCATTTGAGCATCATGATTACAAGAGATGGCGCGGTCATTAATAATCATCTCCCCTATCCGGACAATTCTCATACTTGCACGTCTTCGTGGTCTGTTTACACTGACACTCTTGATTGCGATAGTGGCATTTTTCATGATCATTGCGCCACGTATGAAGGTTCATGGATGTTTCTCGTCCCCACTTACATATGTCTTCATGAGGGTATATTCCTTACCACACGCACCACAGTGTATTATATTCCCCCTTCCTATAACCGAGAACGAACTTGATTCGTAGATTTCTTTTCCACAATCACATTGGAATTTCCACCAGTATTCGGTGAAGGCATCTTCGGTTACTTGGCCGGAGTCTAGTAGTTTTGGATCTGTCATTTATTCCACCCTCTGCCTTTTCAACCACGCAATCGCTTGCCCATCCTGCAACTTCTGCATAAGTTCACTTACCTCTTCATCGTTCATTTCCGGAAAACCAAATGGTATAACCATAGTGATATATCCTTTTTGAGCGGCTTCTTTAATGTGTTCCTGTGAGATGACACAGAGTTTAAATTTGCCATCTCCCACAATATCATTGAGTAAGCGGCACTTGCTTAATGCTAGCACGAGAGTGCCGTAGTCGGTTTCGGTGAGGTGGGGGGTCATTATGGCCACACCACCATAATATTAAACCACGTTTCTGGGTGAAGAGTGGTATATAATGTATTTTGCATTGGTAACGGGGGTGGAGGCATTGCAGTTAGGATTGCTGGTATAACAAATGCAGCGAATATTAAAGCCACGACCGTAATTAAAAGTGCACTACCAACTATCCAGTTTGCCATAGAAAACATCTGAGGGGCTCCAATGGAGAAAAAATTTATTAGCGCAACCACCACAAATTGTCCCGGTGTTAATGGCATTGTCAAAATTATATCAAATGTCACTTTCCCCCACTCTCCAACATAAACACGTTCCCTCCAGTTGCAATCGCAGTTCTGTTTTCATCAACAAAATCCAAAATGGTAACAGATTTTCCATCTCTGCCCGCGATAAGTTGAAATGGCATCATTGCCTGCTCGAACGAAAGAAATTCCATTTCAACACCCACAAGAAGTGCCTTTATTTTATTCAACATTATACGACCACTGATATTCATCCTGACTTCTTTCTCGTGGTTGCGACCGATGGGCACTATGAAGATGGGGAATTCAATCAAGAAGTGATTTCCTTTTTGAATGAACCCAATCATATACTGTGTGCATGGCAGTTTACTCCCGGGAACCATAGAAGGAGTCTGGCGGGTAATCAGATCGGAACATCCAAACTTCATTAGAAGTCCTTGAATTTCACCGAATGATTTTTCGAACGAGACGGTCGTATTTAAATATGGTAAGATGTATTTATTTTTTGGTGTTACGGTGATGTATTTATACATGGTTCTTCAATCTCCCCACTTGTTACACGGGTATGGTAAATCACATGAAGGTGTATCATAACATACAGCAACGTTTCCGCATATCTCACACCTGCCATATGAAGTTCCGAAACGTTCTGGCCATCCTTTCTTCTTTCTACAATCTTCACAGTAGAACATCTATTCCACCACCATTATTATTTCTGGGTATTTGCCTTCAATAATGTCTTTGATAGCAGTATTATATCCCAACATGAATGCTGGTTCATAAATACTTTCTTTTAATTCGGAAAGGGTTATGCCCGCTTTTGAATTTATTAACGACTCTGATCTCGTTTGTCTAATCCTTGACCAAAATGCGATTGTTGTTGCATCCATATTATTTCACCTTATCTCCCTTGATTTCTCGGAGTTCTGCAAAGAGACATTCAATATTATCACTTGTGAGAATCGGAGACCGTCGCATCGGATCTGTTACCATAAAATGAAGTCGCTTATACACTTCGTCAAGCGTTTCATTCCGTATTCGTTTATCGCGGGTCTCTTCATCATGGAACTGTTGCTCAAGATATCGTTCCGGGTCATCTTGCCCACAATCTATCCCACTACAATTATCACATTGGCAATGTCTATGTAATTCACCCATCGTTCACCACCACCTTCTGCTTCTTCCCCCAAACATACTTCGCGATTATCTTTTCCTCAAACTCGGAAACAACCACGGTGCGGGCGGTATTCTTCCATTTATCTATTGTTGGTTGTGCATCTCCGAGGGTTTTAAAATTAAAGGTTTTTGTGGGAGCCTTCTCACCCATATAACCCGGTTGCCAGTCTGCGTATACGCGGATCATGATTTATCACATCGGAGATCTTCTATTGCCGAATCCATTTCACTAACACGAACAACAAAGTGACACTCTTCTCCATCATTCATATCTTCTCCTCTTGAGTATACTTCTCCCTCGATTCGGTTTAATATGTCCTCTCTCGCCTTCTTAATCTCTTCAGACAATGGATATTTAATAAGATCACTTATAATATGCTGGCTCAATTCCAATCGAAGCACATTGATTTGTTTTTCATCGATAGCATATCTTTCAGTCATTATCTCTCCACCCAATTCCCTTCAACAAACACCATAGGTTTTCCTGTTGATGTATATTCGCTTCCACGAACCCCTTCACCATGTAGCGCATGAAGAAGATTGTTAAGATTCCTGATATCTTCTTCCTGTTCCCACTCGCGGTGTTTAATGCGGTCTGATAATGATTGGATGAGTTGCCAATCGTCTTCTGGGATTGTTAGAGACATGTTTGTTACACCTTCCTCTTTGGCAACTCAACCGGTTCAAGAGATCGTTTAAAATTCGCCATATACATTCTTGTGCACCCGGGACAATCTACCGATATGACTTTGCATACACGTGGAGTATCATCGCAACAATCATCCAAACGGTCGTCACATACCCACTCAAATAAACACGATGTGTTGTTTTTGTTGTTCATAGTTGCAATATCTGAACCATCTAGTTCCCACGGTTTCTTCTTGCGAGTTGCCGCAATATGTTTCCACTCGGTTTCTTTGTTTTTATCAACCATTTTTACTCCCCCACAAATACAAGTTCGTTCTTCTCTATAATTAGAGGCGACCCCATCATCATATGTTTCCCGAACACATATATGAAGTCATGAAGATGTAATCGAATGTCTCCACAACAATCTGGTTTATACAACTCGTGTGCATCAACACCATACTGGTCGTGTTCGGATTTTAAATGAGATTCTAACACCGATTTGCCATATGGCGTGAGTTTGAATCGCACTTTGTCGTTGATGTTATAGGATACCATTATTCATCCTCCTCGTGCTCCTCATTCTTCTCTTTATCCTCAAACCCACACTTCAATGTAAAGTCGAGATCGCCCATCCCGTGGTAGTAAGGACAACCAGTGCATTCATCGCATTCCACCGACTTCTCTTGGTCGGGACAGAATACCATTTTTGCTACATCGAGGTTTTTAACCATTTTCAACATTCCATTTCTTATATTTCTATACGCATCTAAACAATATATACTTTTCTCCCCTCTAACCGAAACATTTATTAACTAGAAACATCTACCATTTTTTGGAGTGGTTCAGCACTCCTAAAACATTCCGAAGGTAAGAGAATACCACACCACGCAACAAGACCTCCAAAATCATCATACAATAGGTGGGCGTGATGCCCACCCAATATCTTTTTTGCTTTTGCACTTGTTGCTTAACATCGCGTTGCAGACCCAATACCTCCACAAAGAATAGCGGATCTTGGGTTTTGTTAATACTTGTTCATATTCATAATAAATTCGCGGGAAAGTGGGTTTTGGAATGGAAGAAATTTTAACAACCACTCTTTCTCGTGTAGATTATATATACGTTCTTGTAATATCCACAAGAAAACATTTAACAAACTAACACTTCCACTGGAAAAATATTTATTAAATAAACCAATTTTAAATTACGCGTTCTTATCTATACGCGGGTTTATAATTCTCTGAGTCTTCTGAGTCTCCTGAGTATATTTGATCTTCTCAATCTCCAAACACACAAAATCATAGAGGTAAAATAAAAAGTCCTAGAAGACAAATATAATAGTATCAGAGAACTGAGAGAATTGAGAGAATTAAGATAACTAAGATAATTGAGAGAATTTTAAACGTGTATTAAATTAGATTTTTAATTTATATGCAGACTTCCCATGTAATTCGGTTCGCTCTATCTGTTCACACTCTACCAAAGTGCTTATAGATTTTCTAAAGTCTGATGCATCCAATTTGGTTTTGTTCAATAATTTTGAATGCAACTCGACACCCCCTGCCGATTTTAAATCGTTCAAAACCCTTTGTTGTTTATTATTTATATCAACCTTATCTGAAAAATCAACAACCTTAAGCATCCGTGGAAGTAAGTAGTTTTCTACAATATTAATTGCTTCGTCCACCCACTTATTTTCGAGTTCTACTTTTATCGGATATTTTGGTTGGTTGAATATTTTCTTTTGAAATTCTTTATCGAATAAAGAAAATATCATCGCTATTTTATATATATGAATAACCCCCCTTCCTGTAGCCGATTGGAAATTTTCATCATTGTTTGTTTTACTTATATCTAGCGACCACTGTTCAATTTTATCATTAACAGTAAAACATATATCATCTGGATGTAATTTCTTTAATGCAGCACATACATCACACAATTCCTTTTTTATTTCATTAACTTCCTTCATATCTTGTTCGGAAGCACTAACATTTCGTTTCTTTTCTCCACCGTTTTCAACAAACCACATCCAACGAAATAGAAATCCACTACTCAATATTTTCGGCGTGGATGCTTCTTTTAATTGTGTGATTGTCATATTGAATAACAGACTCAAAAATGGGTTTTCACATATCCATTTTCTATCTACACCATCTTTTTTAGTATTTGCATTAGATAACGATTTTTCAAGCACACCACCATCATATGCAGTGCATAAAGTTCCGATTATTGGAGCATTCCACCCACGATCTCCGCAGTCATCAAAAAATTCTTTTGCTTCATCGTAATACCAAAGTACGTTATTTGTATTACTCATGTCTTGTATAAGTCTTGGATTACTAATTGATTTTCTTTTTAATTCCGTTTTATCCTTTGAGTCTAATATTGTTGGTGGGATACTTGTTACCGGTTCACCAAATTCATTTATTGCCGTATCCGAAGAAAATGATTTCCCAGATATTGTACTCGTTCCAACTAACATCACATTACAATTGGTGTAAATATGTTTTGTAGAAATTAAAACGGAAATATATCTTCCTAGTGCCATAGATGCAATTGCTAAAAGATTTCCGAAGTGGTAAGACTTATGGGAATACATCAACCTCCCCCCAACTTCCATCCACTTTTTAAATAGTGGATGTGTAATTTGCGGGAATGGTGGTAGATCATCACATAGCGACTTTTTTATTCTTTCCAATTCTTCTTCCGTTATTGGTTTTATAGGAACAAGAATAGAATTATCTTTCTTATCAACAGTGGTCGTTTTTCCTTCTTGCGGTTTTTGTTTTTTCTTAATAAAAGTCTGTGTATTAACAACCATATTTTTAAATATCTCCTTCCCCTCTTCCACGCTCCCGTACCTGTTCGGGTCATAACGCGCAGTACAATCACGAATAGCTTTTTGAATAGTCATTGACTTTAAATAAGTCTTGTGATTATCCCATTTGGAGCGCCGAAGCCCGGAACGTCTCATTATCCGTTCGATCTGATTGGGATCATCAGAATAAAAGGAGAGTAGTGAAGCAAGTGCCATATCTGCTGCACTATCATCGTTATTATATTCTGATTTTGAACCAGACATCAGCGAATCAAACTTTTGTGCGTTTTGCGCTTTTGAAGCAATATTTATTATTTCGTCATCTGATAATTGCGCTGATGTTGGAACAATGGGTGTTGTTTGTTTATCATCTCTTGATATTTTCAATATCGAATCACACACCCTATAAATTTCTTCAAGTGTGTATTCTTTAATATCTGGAGGGCAACCATTCCATCTTATTCCTGTAATAGTAAAATATCTTACTTTAGAATAAATTTCCAAATTGTTCTTTTTCTTCCCGAAATGTTCTTTGCCTTCTGGGTATTCATCAGTTGGTAAATCTCTTGAATAATATGGTATCTCTTTACATTTTATAAATATATGTAATCCATTTCCGCTAGGAGAAATTTCTGTATAGCTATTTAATGTAGATAATACTTCTTTAAATTTTGCAAGAATGGTTCCATCAAGGTTGAAGCAATAATCTAAGTCTATTCCAGTAATACCATTTCCGTCAAATACAAATCCAATGCCTTTTTCTTTTGAAGATATGATGTTGCAAACATCTTCAAATTTTCTCCAGTGTGAAGGATTATCTGTTGCAGCCTTTACATTGGTTTTTGAATATGGGACTTTTGTTGGCTTACCATCACGGGTTTCGAGTTTCCACCCTACCCAGTTAGGCAGAGACTTAAGTTCTTGTGGCACAGATTCATACATTTATTCACCCGGTTTCTTTTCAAGATAGTCTGATAATTTCTTCACGGTTTCATAAGATACGTTTCCAGCATTACCGCGCGCAATCTTCCACACCGTCTGATAATTCACCTCCGCCCCTTCTGATACTCTTTTCCAATTCCTATCACCGAGAGCCGTTATAATTTGTTCCAACGTCAACATAGAAACATCGTATGTTTTAATAGTATATAAATGTTTGCGAAAGAGATTGTAGTGATGTCAAAAGATATAAATAGGATGAGATATAATATATTTATGCTTGGGTGAGAGAAAACCCCTGTCTTTAGGCAGGGGATGAATCTCCCCTTTTCAATCCTATCAAGCGCAAGCCTTAAATATATATCAAACTAACATATAGAGTAAGTATGAAGTTAGAACAGCACGAAAAGAAATACATTCACGATGGACACGCAGTATACTCTTGTCAATATCATATTGTGTTCTGCCCGAAGTATCGGAGACCCGTGCTAACAAGCGGTGTAGACATTCGTCTCAAGCAGTTGTTTGTCTCTCTACAAGAAGAAATGAAGTATCAATTGATTGAGTGTGAGGTAATGCCAGATCACGTTCATCTCTTGATATCAATCCCTCCAACAGAATGTGTGACAGATGTCATTGCAAGGATTAAGGGGAAAACGTCCCACATCATCAGGGAAGAGTTTCCCTCTCTTGTAAGCAGGCTACCAACCCTTTGGACAAGGGGAAAGTTTGTATCAACCTGCGGTGCTGTCAGCCTTGAGACCGTGATGAGATATATTGAGGGGCAGAAAGGCGTATGAGTATACTCACGTTTAAAATTCGGTATGATATGAATATGAAGCCATTACTACGCCTTGCGTTTGACGTTGCAGTATTCACTGTGAAGAACAAAATCAAATCCCCCAACACAACCTTTGTAAAAGATATCCGTGGTGATTTGCCATCTGCCATTGCCTGTCAGGTGATGAAGAAGTACGGGCATCAGAAAACAATCAAGGAAGTTCATAATGTCAATCTGATAGTTCCGGGTCAGGGTATAAAGTATTTTGAAGAGACCAATTCGATTTGGATACCCTGCCTAAAACTTCATCTTGAGAACTGCATTCCCTTCGAGTTCGTCAAAATCAATCAGGCAGAAATTGACAATGAATACGTCTACGTCAGCGTGACGGTAAAGGATATTCCCGTGATGACACCTCAACATTTCATTGGGGTCGATCGGAATACAACTGGACACATCGCAGTTGCTGCTAACCCCGAGACAGGTAAGATTGCGAAGCTCGGGAAGAAGGCAATTCATACCCACAAGAAGTATTCTTCAATCCGCCGGAACCTTGCCCATGATGGTGAGTTCGGAAAACTCAAGGATTGTAAGGATAGAGAGAGCAGAATCGTTCGTGACCTCAACCATAAGGTATCAAGAAAACTTGTATCAATGGCGAAGGAACAGAACGCAGCATTGGTTTTTGAGGATTTGAGCGGTATCCGAAAGACCAAGAAACAGTATCGCTCGTTCAAGTATGCCCTGCACAGTTGGTCTTTCTATCAACTTCAACAGTTCGTAGAATACAAAGCCAAGCTGCTCGGTGTCCCTGTCCTCTACGTTGATCCGGCATATACCAGTCAGGATTGTTCCCGATGTGGTGCCCGTGGTCAAAGAGACAGGAAATCATTCAAGTGTCCGGTATGCGGGCACGTTGACCATGCGGATGTCAACGCTGCTTTCAATATAGCGTTGCGTCAATACGACTTGGTCAATCGCTGTCAGAAAGAGATGATGGCGAGGGGAACACTGATATCCCCATCGGCGCTGCTTGCGGAAAGTCAGGCAACCATAGAACCTACTGCCTTTAGGCGGTAGAGTATGTCAGTCGGTCAGAAGTAAGAGGAGAAAGGTTTAATACCTATTAACGCGTATACTATTTTATGCAGCAGATTGTAATCAGCAAACGCTTTGGTGGATTCGGATTATCCTACAAAGCGGTGATGAGGTATGCAGAGTTTAAGGGATTTAAACTTTATCCGTGGATTGATGACGCTTATAAACAGGTCTATAGAGCACGCGCGACTGTAGACAATCCCGAAGTTCTTAAACACTATTCAAAAGTCCCGCTTCCGGAAAATGATGCAGAAAAAGTTTTGAATGAAAATTATTTCGATCCGAATGACATCCCACGAGACGATCCTATACTCGTTCAGATTGTTAAAGAGATTGGTGAAGAATCGTTTGGAATGCACGCGGATCTTGTCATTGTAGAAATCCCCGACGGGGTTGATTGGGAAATTGATGAGTATGACGGGAACGAGAGCATTCACGAGAAGCATAGGAGTTGGGGATAACCTTCACCCCCGCTAACCACAACTTATTTATACTAACGCGTCCTATACTAATACGCGATTTGATGCGTTGCGCATCCGACCGTAATGAACCGACAAACGAACAAAACGAAAGGAGATCTATTGTGATTGATTTAAAAAGTATCAGTAAGAATTCTCCGAAGAAGCCCCGCATTGTGATTTATGGCCCAAGCGGGATTGGTAAAACCACATTCGGCGCGTCTGCTCCAAATCCGATCTTTATTATCACTGAAGACGGACTTGGAGATATTGAAGTACCGCATTTTCCCCTTGCAAAATCTTATGATGATGTGATGGATGCTTTGGAGTCTTTACTTAAAGACGATCACGATTTCAATACTGTGGTATTGGACTCGATTGATTGGTGCGAACCACTTGTGTGGGAAAAAACATGTGGGCGTCTCCATGTCTCTTCAATTGAGGAACCCGGATACGGGCGTGGATATGTGGAGGCTTCTAAAGAATGGGCAGACCTTCTTAATATCATGACGCGTTTGCGCGATGAAAAGAATATGGTTGTTATTATGATCGCACATGGAGCGGTTGTAAAGATTGAAGATCCAATTCACCCCGCATATGATCAGAATGGTTTGAAGTTGCATAAACGTGCTGCAGCTAAAGTTGAAGAGTATGCAGATATTTTAGGGTTCTGCGCGCTCAAGACACTTGTGACCACAGAGAAGGAAAGTTTCAACCAGACACGCAACCGTGCCATTGATACTGGAGAGCGCGTAATGTATCTTACACCTTCCGCCGGGTTTAAGGCAAAGAACAGGTATAGGCTTCCCCCGTCAATTCCGCTGGATTATTCGGAGTTGGAGAGACTTCTGCCCGTTGAAAAGAAAGAGGAATAAAACAAATAAATAAAGGAGACTGATATAAAATGACTGAATTAAACTTCGATAGCAACGTCGTTGACCCGATGGGAAAATTCACCCCGATCCCCGTCGACGATTATTTGGCAATTATTGTTGACAGCGAAATGAAGGATACGAAGAAAGGCGACGGGAAATATCTGTTGCTGACATATGAGGTAGCAGAAGGAGACTTCAAGGGACGAAAAATTTTTGACGCGCTCAATCTCGTTAACTCCAATACACAGACTGTTGAAATCGCACAGCGCGCGCTTTCTGCGATTTGCCGCGCAACCGGTGTTCTTCATCCGAAGGATAGCGCGGAACTGCATGGAAAGCCACTCGTGATCAGCGTGGGTATTCGTGCGGGATCTAATGGATTTGAGGATAAGAATAATATTCGTGGTTATTCTCGTACTGACGGAAAAGAACTGAAGGATATTACGGATAAAACCCCCGCCGTTACAAGTGCGGCAGTGGGTGGAGAAAAGAAGCTTAAGCCGTGGCAGCGCAAGTGAGATTTATTTAACCTTTTTTTTAAACCAAAAACTTTATATAGTATAACACACTATATGTTTATATGATAGTAACACAAAAAGAATGTAATCGCTGTTTTCATAAGTGGTTTCCGCGTAGTGAAAAGGAGCCAGTGGAATGCCCCAAATGTCACTCACCTCTTTGGAACAAAGAACGGGTAAGAGGTGTTAAGAAAGAATGACTCCAATGCCTAAAGATCCTATAAAGCGGGAAGAAACATTGAAAAGAATGAGTGAAGCACAGAAAGCCCGCCCACCGCGTTCGGAAGAAACACGCAAAAAGATGAGCGAATCTGCAAAGAAGAAAATAGTAACATTGGAACATCGCTTAAATATAAGCAGATCTATATCTGGTATAAACCATCCAATGTTCGGAAAACATCATAAAGAAGAAAGCAAGAAAAAAATGAGTGAAAAGAAAACCGGTGTAAATCACCCAAATTTTGGAAAACATCTATCAGAATCAACACGCGAAAAACTATCAAAATCAAATAAAATTTCATATTCATTACAATCAAAAGAAAAACTTATGGAAAGGAAAATAAAAAGTAGCAAGTCCCATACAGGAAAGTGTGGAGTGAAATCATCTAATTGGAGAGGTGGTATTTCATTTCTTCCATAT